TGCAGCCCGCCCAGGCATGGGCAAGACCAGCCTCGCGTTATCAATCGGCGAACACGTTGCCGTGAACGAGGGCCAATCGGTGGGCCTGCTGTCCATGGAAATGCCAAAGGCGCAGGTTCAAAACCGCAGGGTTTCGATGCGGTCCCATATCCCACTGCACAAAATCAAGCGGCCGGAGCGGATGTCTGATTTTGACTGGAGCGCGATGACTGCCGCCGTTGAGAGCTTGCGTCAATCGCCGTTTTACATCAGCGACCAGACCGCGCTCACGATTAACCAGGTACGCACCAAAGCCCGCGCACTCAAGCGGCGGCATGGCCTGCGCGTGCTGATCATCGACTACATCGGCCTCATGGAAGGCATAGACCGCAAGGCCAACCGCGCCACCCAATTGGGAGAGGTGAGCCGGGGCATCAAGGCCTTGGCCAAAGAACTGGGGATGACCGTTTTGCTGCTGGCCCAGCTGAACCGGGAAGTAGAGAAGCGGCCAAACCAGCGCCCCATCATGGCCGACCTGCGCGAGTGTGGCGACATTGAGCAGGACGCCGACGTGATCCTTTTCATCCACCGACCGATTCACGCAAAACCGGAGTTGAGCAGCGAGTGGAAGGATTACGCCGAAGTCATTGTCGGCAAGCAGCGCGACGGCGGCGGCGGGCTTATCGACATGACGTACATCGGGGATCAAGTCCGGTTTACGAACTGGGAAGGCGACAAGCCAAACGCCAGGCCTAAAACAGCTTTTGAGTGAGGAAAAGCATGATCATCATCGGAATTGACCCCGGCATCAATGGCGCCATGGCAGCGGTGGATTCACATGGAACTTGCGCGATTGACGATCTGCCCAGCGTTGCCATGCCCGGCAGCGGGCGCACCCAGCGGAAGATTGACGGCAAGGCGCTGGCCGATCTGCTGCGCCGGCACATCCCCGCAGGAGAGGCTGGTCTGGTGGTGATGGAGGACGTACACGCCATGCCCAGCAGCAAGTCAGGCAGCGGGGCAAACACCAGCCTGATGCACACCAAAGGAATGATCGAAGGCGTGCTGGGCGCGCTGCGGTTTGAGCTGGTGCTGGTCAACAGTCGCAAGTGGAAGGGCTTTTACGGTCTGTACCCAAGCGCAGAGCACATGCTGCGCCGGGTGAAGGATCACAACCGGGCAGAAAGCCTGCTGATTGCCCACTGGGGTTTGAGGAGCCTGGCGTGATTCAACTCTTTATCGCTTTATTTGGCCTGACCAGCATCTACTTGGCCATGGGCAATAACCCAAAGCTACGCAAGTGGGCCCCAATCCTTGGTTTGGCCGGGCAGCCGTTCTGGTTCATGGCAACAGTACCGACCCAGCAGTGGGGAATGGTGGCCCTTTGTGTGGCCTACACAGCCGTTTACATCAATGCTATTCGGGTGCAGTGGTGGAAGTCATGACACCCGAAACCTTCACCCTAACCCAGCCTGAGCCGCCAATACGCCACGCCCTGGACGGCGAATGCGCCACCAGAGACTGGCCCATGCCAGCCCCAAGGCCCTACACACCAGCACCGCGCACTGGCTGGCCACCCGGCATGCTGCAAGACGACTGCCGGGAGCTGAGCAAATGGCTGGCCAGCCGATTGAACGCCGTGCGGAGGCTGGGACTATGACCGCCTACTACAACGAAATAAACCCCGACGCTGCGGCACATCTGCGCAGCCTGATTGCAGCTGGCCAGATGGCCCCCGGCATTGTTGACGAACGGAGTATTGAAGATGTACGACCAGATGAGCTTGCTGGATATGCCCAGTGTCACTTTTTCGCCGGAATCGGTATCTGGAGCCTTGCCCTGCGTCAAGCCGGAATCCCCGACGATTACCCAATCTGGTCCATGTCCTGCCCTTGCCAGCCTTTCAGCGCGGCAGGCAAAGGAGAAGGGTTTGCTGACGAGCGGCACCTATGGCCAGCCGCGTACCACCTCGTCAGCCAGTGCCGACCTGAGCGCATTGTTGGTGAGCAGGTTGCAAGTAAAGACACAAACCCTTGGATCGACCTTGTACAAGTTGACCTGGAAGCCTTGGGTTACGCCTTTGGGTGTGTCCCGTTTCCGTCTGCGGGCGTCGGCGCGCCCCATATCCGAGACAGAGCTTACTGGTGTGCCGGTGTCACCCTGGGTGACACCGGCAGCACGGGACTGGAAAGATTCAGCAGCCGACATAGCGCCGCGAGCGGATGGGAAGGAGCGGTTCGACCAGTTGCCACGGCAGGCCAATCTGGCTGGCTGGACAACACCATCAGCATCGGACGGGGAGCGTGGCGGGACGGGAATCACGCCGGGGATGACGGGCAGCAGCCTTCCGCAATTGGCGGCAATGACAGGCCCAGCACGGTTAACGGCCACTGGTCAGCTTCTGACTGGCTCCACTGCCGGGATGGCAAGTGGCGGCCAGTTGAACCCGGAACATTCCCGCTGGCTCATGGGATGCCCCGAAGCATGGGCGCATTGTCACCCGAATTACGCGGACTGGCGGAGCTGGCAGGACTTTCTGGCGACTCACTCAAGCGCGCTAAAAACTATCGAACCAGCAGCCTGAAGGGGTACGGCAATGCCTTTTTACCCCATCAAATCAGCCTCCAAGGCAATGGATACGTGCGCGAGCAGCTATCAATAACGTAGCGAGCGCAGCATGAGCAAATGCGTCATAACCAAAGGCCAAGACGGCAAACTCTGTGGCAATGACGAAGCCAGCCAGCGCGCTTATGCCAAGTTCAAGCGCCTGGTTGAGAGCCTTGGGGTGGGTGACACGCTGGCATTCAGCTACCGACAGCCCCGTAGCCCGGCACACCACCGGCTATTTTTTGCCAAGCTCAACAGCCTGCTAAGCCGCACCGAGGCATTTACCGACCTGGACAAGCTGCGTTACTGGCTGGTTTTGGGTGCAGGGTATGCCGAATACCTGCCCGGCCAGAACGGGACGCTGTACGCCATCCCCAAAAGCCTCGACTTTGACACCATGGACGAGGTGGAGTTTTCAGAACTACACAAGGCTGTGGACGCCTTTCTGTGGACTGCCGATGCCCAGGCAACACTCTGGCCACACCTGAACGCCCAAGGCAAGAACGAATGCGTGCAGAGCTTTCTCTCGGAGTTTGAACGATGAGAACCAAGAACGCCAAGGCCATCAGCAAAACCGAGAGCGAACACCTCGCAAGCGTGAAGCAGCTCCCATGCTCAGTCTGTGACGCACCGGGACCCAGTGACGCCCACCACATCAACCAAGGGCAGCACTACACCGTCGTAGCTCTGTGCAAGGACTGCCATCAAGGCAGCTTCAACGGCTGGCACGGTCAAGCAAGACTGTGGAAGGTCAAGAAACTGGACGAGATTGGAGCGCTTGCTGTGACGATTCAGCGGCTCTTAACCTCCAGCCCCTCGCGCGCGCCCGCGCATTTGTCCGCATCATATCGGGAGAACACCAATGGCTAAAGCACCAAAGGAACAAAGAGTTGATTGGGCCAAGCTGTTGGGCGACCTCAAAGAGGAGGGGATGACCTTCCGAGCAATCAAGGCGGCAACTGGCATTCCTGTCACGACCTTGCATGACTACAAAGCCAAAGGTGCAGAGCCGCGCTATGCAGACGGAACGCGTTTGGTGGCGCTGTGGCATAGGAAGGCAGCCCGGCAGCTGCCAGTAATGCCCGCAAGCGAACGGCGCGCACGCTCAAAAACAGGAGGTGAAGATGGTGGAAACTGAAGAAGAAACCCGTGTGGATTGGCAACAAGTCTTGATTGATCTGTCCAACAGGGGGCTAACAATCAAGGACATTGTGGCCGGGACCGACATCCCAAAGTCCACCCTGGACAACTACAAAAACCGAAACGCCGAACCGAAGCATGCAGATGGTGAGCGGCTTCTGATGTTCTGGCGCGCAGCAATGGTGCCGCAGGTGCCGAAGGTCTTTGGCACCGTCCGGTCTCGCTACAAGAAGCATTTCCGGGATTCAGGACGTTAGGCGGCGGGATGATGCGGGCTTCTTACCCCTCAACCTAACGGAGCCACAAATGGGCAAACCAACCAAGCCAGTACAAGTCCCGGGCGCTGCCCGGGCTGCCACCACCAACACCGCAGCAACCGATGGCGCTATCACAGCTGACGCCATTGTCAAAGCATCTAAAAAGCTCGATGAAGCTGGCCCACTGACAGCCGAAGACTACGCCGCCATGCACTCCACCGAAGTGGACGCCACCAAGCTCAAGAAAGCCGTTCTGTGCAAAGACGGCTGGGTCGTGCCTGACCTGCCAGCACAGGCCGCCATCAAGGTGTAAACGTGGCCGCTGTCCCTTTCCACCTGTGGCCGCTAAAGGCTGCGCTCATGGAGCGTGCGCCGGAGCTGGCTGCCAGCGTCATGCAGCGCAGTGAGCGGGATGGGAAGGACTGGGACAACCGCCTCGACATCGAGCCCGCGCTGGACACATTCCAAGCGCTGGCCGATGGCAAAGAAATCCCCGGCCTGCAGGCTGTGGTGCTGAATGACAGTCATTTGCTGGTGTACGGAATTGGCCATCCATGGTGGACGAACCACAAGAAATGGCTGATCGAGCAGTTTTTCATCCGCATTGGCCGAGGGTCTGCTGACGCCGCCTTCCATGACCTGGACGAGTTTGCCAAGTCTTTGGGCTGCAGCTCCATCGTGATGGCCACCAGCCTGGCAGCCAGTGATGAAGCGCTGGGCCGCTTGTACGCCAAGCACGGCTACAGCCCGCAATCCTCACAACACATCAAGGAGCTGTAATGGCCGTTCTCACAGCGCTCAAAGGACTATTTAGCCCACCGCAAGCCGCGCCAGCCCCTGCGCCAGTGGCAGCCAAAGACCCAGCCGTCGAGCAGGCCGCAGCCGATGCCAAAGCAGCCCAAAACACCAATTCAGCGCTGGCAGCCAAGAACAAGGCGCGCAAAGCCTCCAGCCTCTTGGCAGCGGGTGATCCAGCGACAAACCTTGCAACCGCCACGACCACTGGCAAAACCACACTGGGACAGTGATGGACGCAGAGCACTACATCAAGCGCTTCGGACAGCTCAAGGCCGGGCGCAGCACCTATGAGCAGGACTGGCGCGACTGCTTTGACCTGACCTTTCCGGTTCGTGGGACTGGATTCAGCGGTGAGGTGGTTGACAGCGCCAACGCACGCAGCAAAGTTGCCTCACGGCTTGATTCAACCGGTACAGACTCAGCCCGCACGCTGGCCGCTGCCTTGATGTCAGGCATGACCCCGGCAAATTCCCGCTGGTTTGGCTTGGATGTAGGCGACGAAACCGCAGAGGAACGCCGCTGGCTGGACAACGCAGCCGACATCATCTGGCAGAACATCCACGCCGCAAACTTTGACGCCGCTGGCTTTGAATGTTGCCTCGATATGTCGGTGGCTGGCTGGTTCGTCATCTTCACCGACATCAACAAGCTCACCGGTGGCGGCTACGCCTTTGAGCAATGGCCAATCGCTGAGTGCTACCTGTACAGCACCCGGCAGGATGGACGCATTGACGGCATCAATCGCCCCTACAAGCTGTCAGCTCAGCAAGTGGTCAAAGAGTTTGGCGAGGCCAACGTCAGCGACAAGACCCGCACCCTGGCCAAAGACAAGCCGCACGAAATGGTCGAGCTGCTGCGCATCATTGAACCCCGGGCAAACGCTCCCGAGGGCGCCAAGCTCTCCAAAAACCTGCCATTTGCCTCATGCGACATTGAAATGGGGGCCAAGAAGATCGTCCGGGAAATGGGCTTCCATGAATTCCCCTGCGCTGTCCCACGCTGGACGCTGATCCCACAGTCGCACTACGCCATTGGGCCAGCCTTTGACGCGCTGCCGGACATGCTGGAGCTAAATGACCT